TGAGTAAGATGTTTTTAATTTTTCGATGAACTGCTCATAGCTAAGATTCATCTCATCAAGCATGACAAACGGCTCTGCTTGATGCTTGATAAGATAAATCTCATACAGCTTTTTCATTGAACGACGGCAGTAAAATATAGTTGCGCCTCTTTCTTTCTCCTTCTTACAAGCCCTGTCACAACCTCGCCGCCTGCTCTGTTCCACTTAAGGAACTCGGCTGCAATTTTCGGATCGTTTGGATTGGCTTTGACGAATCTTAGCAGCTGCGACTTGGCAAGGTTTCCTGCACCCAGGTTATAGGTAAAACTTACAAGCGCATCGAATTGGTTCTGATTTACCTTAGTGCCGTTAAGCAATCCAGTCACGCTGCCCTCGAACTCTTTTAAATGGTCGATTAGCATCTGATTGGCTTGCTCTCTGGTAATCGTTTGCCCAAGCTTTACCTTGCTGCCGTCTTGGTAGTACGTTGCGCCGTAGCCAATTGTGGGCACAGATGCACTGCATAGGTAGGATGTAAGGCGCAAGCCTTCAAACTCCTGAATTAGTCGGATGCCGTTGTTAGACGATTTCATACTGGAACTGTATTGTGCAGTAGTTCATTTGTATTGCAGTCGTTGCAGTTTCTAATTCAACTTTGCAAGTGTAGTTTGTAGTTTCTGCTTCAATTGATAGCCCTACAATCTCTGCCAATGTGCCAAAAAATGACCATTGCATTAATCCGAAACATTGCTTTGCATTTGTAAAGTTTGATGCAGCAGGAAGCTCAATTTCAAATGCTCCAGTAACTTCTCCAGTATCCAGTGTAATATCCAACTGAGCCGATACTGTTGCAATGTTTCCAACTCTGATGAAGGTTGCAGAGTTAACTGTTACAACAATGCCATTCACCTCTCCGCTAATTGTCGGAGTGTAGCTGCCACTGCTAAACATGTTACCTACCTCAATCTGCGAAGATGTTCCCTCAGGTGATTGAGTGGTGTTGCTTACATCCACAATGTAAAGCAAGTCATTGCTTGCCGCTGATGTGATTGTTGCTAAGTCTGTTATTTTTACTCCTGCCATGATGTTAGTTGTTAGTTATATAAGTTAGTGCCTTGGTTGAATTGGTGAACTGGATGCCGTTAAAAGTGAACTGATTAACATTGATTAGGAACACACCCACGTTAGTGCCCAAGTGAACGCACATGTCGTCAACCACTTCAACAGATTCCACATTCGATGCAACCACCCCAATCACCGATGAATAGAAGGTGACAAAGCCGCCTTCGAGAGTTATGTCTATCATATAATTGTCATTGATATTAGTGAGATTAAAGAGGAGTCTGCTCCATTGGTATTCTGAACAGCACCGATTATGTACTTGTCGCTTGTCCAATCAACTGCGATAGTTGAGAACGTAGTATTTTGGTAGTCGGTTGCGACATTGGTAACAGCAGTAGACATCATCTCGGTATTGGTAGTAGCATTTTTTACAACTCCTGTTCTTATCATCTGCTGCCCAAATGCACCCGTTTGTCCACCAACATACACACCAAGTAAAACAGCACCGGTCAAGTTGTTTGCCGAGTTTGCATATATCCTAATGGTGTAAGTGTTATTTGCTCCAGTCTTGCGGCCTCTCAACTTAAACTCAAGGACATTGCCTGCGACAACCGAGTTGCCAGGAACAAGCACCGATTGACTGAACGTGTTAGAAGTTCCACTTGATGCAGCTCCATCAGTTGTGCTCTTGTAAACTCCCAATGATGCAATGGCAATGTTGCCACTGCCAAGCAATGAAGTCGAGTTGATGGTCTTGATATTAGTGCCGCTTACCAGTGCGTCTTGCTTGCCGTTGAATGTGCTCCAATCGGCAGTGCTCAATGCTCCTCTGTTGGATGCGCTCGCCGTTGGTAGGTTGAAGGTGTGCGTATCTGTTGCCGAGTTGATTCCGAAATCAGTGCCACTGGTACCGGTTGCGAAGTTTTGAACTTGCGCTGTTAAACCGTTTAATGCGTTAAGGCCTGTGGTGAATGTCGTTATTACTTGGCAAAGATTATTGTCCTCAGTATGCAGCGTAATGTTTCTTCCCGATGTTGTTACGAAAATGCGTACTGCAAGCCTATCAGTTGCAGCCAATACTGTTGAAGGTACTGCAAGCGCACTAACGTACAAATCGACCACCGTGCCGCCCGTAATCGCTTCTGGGTTTGTTGACCCTGATGAGATAAGCGTAAAGGTTACGCCATCGTACTTGTAAAGCTCCATGTAAAAGCTCGGGCTTCCACCGCCACTCGATGCGTTAAAGTACGTTTCAAAGTTCCAATTGCCTGAAGGTATTGCCAAAAGATTTGGGTCGCCTGCATCTGTTATGAATTGTGCGATGTAGCCATTGCCTTGCGCGTTTGTGCGTGTGAAGTTTGTGCCACCTCCAAGAACTGGAACGCGGTTCATTTCAAAGTATTGATTTCCTAAAATCGTGCCTTGACTTACCGAGCCATTAAGGTAATAGTTAACCGATGCACCACCGCCACCACCCAAAGGGAAGTTAGCAAGTGATCCATCGCCTCGAACGTACTGGCTAACAACTCCGTTTGCTGTTATGTCAACGCTTGGAGTGGTGGTTGAGTTTGGTACGTTAACGCTGAAGGCAGGGTTTGTAGGGCTTGGTACTGTTGCCGCAACCGATGTAACAGTGCCCGTTGGTATAGTCGGGAATGGTGTCGGTGTTCCTGTGCCATCAAGATAGTCGGTGTTGGTGCCTGTTGGCACATTGAACTTGCCATCGAATGTATTCCAATCGGTGCTGCTTAGGTATCCATCAGTGCTTCCATCTGCTTGGCTTATGCTGATGTCGGGCGTTGCTCCTCCGCTTGATGCGATTGGTGCTGTTGCGGTCACATCTTCCACAATGGTTGCAGGAAGCACTGGAATTGTCGGCTTGTTTAAAATCTCAGCAAGACCACTCGTTGCATTCCAATCGCTATTTACTTGAGCCGCAGGAATTGTCGGCTTGTTTAATATCTGATTGTTGCCGGTTGTTGCATTCCAATCTGAAGGTCTTTCTATGGTTTGAAATCCAGCACCAAGATTAGTCCAATACGTAGCATTAGTAGGTAGTATTGAATCATTGTTTGCAATGCATCGGTAGATGTTTCCATTGTACCAAACAACATTACCTATCACATACTGATTACCAGTTGCGCTTAAGTGATCAGTTGAGAATGCAATGGCAGTCATAATACCACCACCGCCGCCGCCACCAACTGCAATCAATGGATCGGCTTCCGTTCCGTTTCCAATTATGGTGATGCCATCAACAGCAACCTCCGTCAAGCAAGGTGTACAAGGTTGGAAGTCTGGAAGCGGAATGTCTCCTGTTGCGCAAATGTCATAGCAGCCATCTTCTGTGGTTGTGATCACTTGAATGTCGAAGTCAACAGTCACACATGCCCATTCATAGTTCGCTGTTAAGGTCTTAATCTCGTTGATGTAACCGCTTGGAATTACCTCGTAGTTAATCACTCCAAGGTTCTGCTTGAATTGTGGATCAGTGCCACTCGTCAGCTTGTAGATTCTCGATGCAAGCCAGTCCTGAGCATCATCTCCATCGCATGGCAGATGGCTCTTGCGCACCACAGCATAAGCAGTAAGCGGAAAGCTTGTAACATACAACTGCTTGCAGCCGCTCATCTTGTATGCGTCTGTCTTGACAACTGTCACCTTGCCGCGCTTAGCCCAGAACAATGTTCCTTGCTTAGCATCGAAGTTAGTAACTACCTCTGCCTGCCCATTGCCGATGTAATGCACCCACGCTTTTTCGTTGCCGTTAGCGTTAAGCTCGCAAAGTCCAAACTGCTTGTCGAAGATATTGGCAACTTCAATGCGTTGGTTTAAACGCTCAATTATGGTCCTTAGTAAGTTCATGGTTTGCTTATCTGATTTGAGATTTGCTCAACAAGTAAGTCAGCATGTAGCTGCAACATCCTTGCTTGCTCCTCCGCTGTTGGTTTGAATATTGTGCCGTAAAGTTTCTCAAGCCCTGCCACCTTGCCTGCTTCATCTGCAACAGTGTAAATTGCAGTATCAAAGCCTTCAGTTATAACTGTGGTTTGGTCTGTTGCAAATGATCGCTTTAAGAATCCTGTAAGCTCCAAAGGTGGTTTGCCGTTTGCAGCTTTTATCTTTGCGTAAGCTTTCGTGTATGGTTTTGTTGGAAGGAAATTGCCTGCTTGATTTTGCCCTCTGCCAGTATCAATTCCAAAGATACGAATGTACATCTCGCGGCGCATATCCTGCACCGCAAATCTCAACGGAGTAAAGCCTCCACTCCACTCAGAGAATAAAGCATCAATCCTTCCGCTGATCTCCTTGGGTGTAGCCATTATGGGAGAGCAGTTACATACTTCATATTTCTTCTGCAATCAAAGCACGTATTGTCGCTTGGCAGTCGCATGTTCTGCAACATCGCTGTAAGCTCTTCGCTATATCTTGTAGCTGCTATGTCGCGCCCTGCAATCATACCATCGTTAGCATCGGCAGTTGCAAATGGCTTGCTTCCTATGTTGATGCTTACCGTAGTGTTGACACGCTGATTTGGTGACACGCTCAACCCGTAGTTATAAATCTCCACCGCCGTTGCATAAGCAAGTGGCATTGCCATCAATCCACCAATCGAGCACAGCCAAGCTTCTCTGTCGCAGTTCACATTGTAAACTAATGACATGCCCTGTGTGTACTTCTTGGACTTAGAACTTATCACATCATCACCGCTCACTGTCAACTCAATCCCAACAGCATCCACGAATGGGCAGATGTGTGCACCTCTTACATTGCCAGAGCAATCGAAGCAGTGACCCTTCTTAGGAATCATTTTGGTTGTATCATAAAGCGACTCATAGACAAATGCCAGATCTAACTTGCGGCGATTAGCCTTGAAGGTCTTTCCGATAAACTGCTCAACCGCTTCCGATTGGTAGAAGAATGAATCAATCAGCTTCAAGGTGCTCATGTCGTAAACAAAAATCTCGACAGGAGTTGCCATTGTGTAGATGTCAATCTTAAAGTTTGACAGATAGAAGTTTAAAAAGCTTTCGGTGTTTGGATCAATAGTTACTCTGATGCCTGCGTACTTATTTGCACCAAGTGCAACATCGATATTTGCAGCGTTGCTCACCACTTGACCGATGCGCTTTGACTCCACAACAGTGTCCGCTTTCATCATTGGTGTTAGTCTGCTTAAGATATCAGTCGACATCTTGCGCCAAGCGAATGCACGCTTTGCTTCAAACAATTCAACACCGCTGTTGTATTGGTCTGTGATTAGCTGCCCAAGTAATGTCTGATTGATGCCGAGATCATCGATGTATAGGCCAGTAGTTGGCTCTGGTCTGTCGCAACCTTGTAAGCCGAGTAGAGATTCGTAGCACATTGGCTGTCTTATTTTTCACAAAGATAAATAAAAAAGGAGAGGCTTGCACCTCTCCCCATTTTCATTGTTGCACTTAAAAGATTAAGGTGCTGGGTTTACGATAGACACACAGTTAACATAGTTAACTCCTGCATACTTATCTCCTGCCTCGTAGATGTCAGTCGG